TTCCCTTTACCACCAAAGGTGGCAAAGGGAATCGGGAGTAAAACCTCCCTTTAGTAACGAGGGCACCACCACTACGTGGCGGCGCCCTCCTAAGGTTTCCTTGAAACCCTTGTAGGTAAGAATATCAAATTGGTTGTATAAGATCCTATAGTACTAATTTACCAATACATATTCAAAGAACCTTAGGAGGGCACTGCTCGTAGAGCAGTGTCCTCGTTACTAAAGGGAGGTTTTACTGGAACCGTAGGTTCCAATAATTTATTATAGCAAACTATTGTAAGAATGGCAACTACCACAAGTTCAATTGCAAATTTTGCAACATTAGTAGGAAAATATGATGCAACCATGTATGGTGGTGCTGTCATTGATACAAGTTCTAATATTGGTTCCGGTGATTTGTTACTTTCAGCAAGTAGTAATCAATACTTGTTGAATTCTAATATTTATACATCACCAGTTACAACCAGTGGAAACGGAATGACCTTTACTGGTTGGTTTTATCCGATAAATACCCAGGCAACCAATGCCGCCATTTTTGATATTTCGTCTTCTTTGACTTCTTCCTCTATTTATCTAACATGTTCGTCCACTACACCCACTACATTGACGGCAGTTTATAACGGAACATCCGTTACAACAAGTAATTTAAATGCGGTAGTGGTTGGACAATGGAATTTTTTCACCTATGTTATTCTATGTAACAGCAGCAACAATGCAGTACAAATGTTGTATTTAAATGGTGTTAGTACACCCATTGTTTCCACCGCATCTTATGTGGGTGAAACTGTTTATAACAACAATACAATTGGCTACGGGCCCGGATTGAATTATTTCAATGGTAAAATAGACGATTTCCGTTATTACAATCGTGTTCTAACTATGGCAGAAATCAACGTTCTTTATAAATACAATTATCAAAGTACAGCCACACCTTTATCCCCTACTGTATTAGTATCGGTAAATTCTGCATCTACTGCAGTAGGAAATTCAAATCCCAACATATTGTTGGATTTAAGTGGTACATTTAGTTATGTTACGATTGTACGTTCAGTGAATAGTGGAATATCGGGTACGGGTGCTTCTTATACTGTTTCAGCTGCATCACTAATCCCTTCATCTTCACTTGTATATGGAACCTGGACAGATACCGCTTCATCATTGTCTGTAGGAAATTCTTATTCTTATATAGTTACACCATTTATTCTTACAAGTTCTGGAAATTCGTTTATAATTTCTCTTTCAACTTGATAAATTAACATAAACTTCACTTAATTTACTCAAATTAATAATGTATTTTGCTGAACATTCGCGATTTGTATCATCCATATCTAGTATAGTAACTCGCACACTTTCAATCATTGATAATGTTTTTTCATATACATCACTGATTTTTTCTTTTGAATTTTCAAAATCGGAACGATAATCTTTTTGTAGAAAAAAAGAAATATCACCCGCATTGATTTGTTCACTATACATATCATAAATATAGGGTTTCCAAAATTTGATAAGAATACTCGGATTGCTTTTTTTAAACAATTCAAATTTTTCTCTAGCAAATTTTATTTCTTTGTTTTCAGGATAAATGGAAATAATATCATCTAAAAAATCAAAAAACAACGTATTAAACGATTTCATCGCAGTGCTTTTATTAAGTGACATGATATCAATAACAATGAATATATTATTGTTGTTTATAATATATTTTTTATATAGGTTTAAAGGAACCTACGACTTTTATTTTGCCTGAGGGCAAAATAAAAACCCTTTAAAACCTCCCTTCTAATGAGGAAGGTTCAAAAAGGTAATATAAGAGCATATAGAACATGTGTACCAAGAATCCTTTCAAAGAAACATCTTAACGAAAGGGAGATTTTAAAGGGTTTTTATTTTGCCCTCAGGCAAAATAAAAGTCGTAGGTTCCTTTATAGGATGGTTCTTGCATCCAACAAATTCATTAAATACATGGGCGACAATAAATCCACATATTCTTTTACAACATCTAACGTTATGATACGTTTTGGTTGTACAGCTAATATTTTGTATTTTAAAAATACCTGATTGTGTAAATAATCAATGTTTTCTTCAAATTGTTTGGTTCTATTTTTTGTACGGTGTACATATTTATTCATGTAACAATGATGTATATGATAAATTAATGATATGTATTGTTTTTGATATTGAGTAAATGATGCTAAAAAACACGGATAATGTTGTAAAAACGCATCCACACGTTGTACATAATTCAAACATAAATATTGAAACAACCATTGTGGATTGTTACTTCGTAGTTCCCGGTATTTTTTGAATATTTCACTCACGATTTTTGTACGTTCTCCTGTGTTCAAATTGGTTATCATAATACCCGCACCCGTTGTATGAATTTCGGAATAAGGCGATTTGTAGAATTCTAACAATGTACTATACTGTATAGAAGTTTGGTCAGGGGACTTCTGTTCCGAGTAGTCTTCAACAACTAACTTTGTAGGTGACAAAGTCACCTGAGAAGTTCGGTCAGGGGACTGAAAGTCTTCAACAACTAACTTTGTAGGTGACAAAGTCACCTGAGAATTTCGGTCAGGGGACTGAAAGTCTTCAACAACTAACTTTGTAGGTGACAAAGTCACCTGAGAAGTTCGGGGAAAAAGCAACCATGGGAATGACAATTCTTCCCACGATTGAAAACAACATGAAGGAATATATTTTACCACAGAATCTTGTATATGATAAATCGCCACCAAATATAACGTGGGACTATTCACAAAACCAACTATAGGATGGTGTGGTTGAATTGTATTGGGTGGATATACAATCATTTGTGGATGTTGCAATATAAAATGATACGAATAAGCCATTTTCCAACATTTCATTTCTTGAATACGATGATTCAAATCGCCATCAGATTTAACTTCTCCGGGTGCGAAGCACCCTTTTAAGTTAATAGTATCTAAAAACATTTCTAATATTGTTTTTTTATGGGTAGTGACATCATATATATTTTCTAAACCACCTACCGCATTTTTTGTAGAAATTTCCCATCTTTGTACAAAAGAATCATACCATAAATTTACCATAACTCCTTCCACAATTTCATTGATTAAATAAATATCATATTCCTCTGGACTCCTACGTCGTCCTTCTGAATATGCGTGGTTATCCTCCACTCTGTTACGGATACCACATCCATTTGTTAAAAACAAATGATTTGGAATGGATTTAGGTGGCGAAAACCCATAAATTTGTTGTGTCTGTTCATCCAATACAACCGATTTGTACAATCCGTCGTCAACCAATTTTTTTGAAACATCATGTTCTGTATAATTATACATTTTATATGTGTTATGAAATGTAGTGCATGTAGTTGATTTTACACTACTATTTGGATTATGAATACAATAATGTTTATCTATTTTGTATGAAACTGTATTTTTCATAATAATTCGGTTATATATTTATCGTATTCAATCTTTATATATATATAGTCTATATAATCGCGTCATTTATACCAGATACATAATATTTTTATTACATAGTTAGACAATATGATAAAAGAAAAAACTGACGACGAAACTTCCGAGAATAAAAATGATGATTCTATATCCGAAAGTCCAATGTCTACCAGACCAACACCGGTTTCATCTCCGGATCCCAAATTTTTACACTATGGTGATATTATCCAAATTTTCAGTGATCCCATCTCGGAAAATACTCCCGAATCCAGCGTCAAGCTTGATTTGAATGAAAAAACATTTTTTGTAGATTACATAGATAATCAAAAAATTCGTTTAATACAAACCACTACCAATGACACGATTTTACTCTATGTTGGTGAAGATGGACAATTACAAGAACCGTCCATACGTCGTATAGAATTATTAACACGAGCCAAAGAACCCGGATTTGCCAGACAAAAAGGATTGTTACCCGAACAATGGGTAGATATTTATTTTATTGGTTTAGAACAACCAATTACCGGTAAAATTACTCATTTAGAAGAAGACCAAATTGAATTGACATCGCATTCTATTGAAGGACATCGTCCCTCTGAACATGAAGTTATTTATATTGATTTTAGCTATAGGGGAATTCCGGAAGATTTGTCCATAGAAAAATTCGTACTACGATCTTCACCTCCTTCTACATTTATCCCTTCACCCGAAGAAACAGAACAAGGTGCTGAATCCATAGAATCCGCCGAAAAAGCATCCATAGAATTCACCCCAGAAAATGAAGCCATCATTCGTTTGCCCGAAAAATTTGATTATGATCAGAACATTGACGAAATATTGGAAAATGAATATATTGAAGCAGATGAAATTATGTTTGGTAAAGACCGTGAAGTTGTGGAACAATTTGTGGAACAAACACAACATGAAATGGTCTTTAATATTGAAACTCAATTGACTAGTATGATGAACGAACTGTTATCTACCATTCCTAATGCACAGCGTACCCATGAAGTCATGACCAATATTCATCGTATTTTGGACCGTTTCAAAGAATTACGTGAACAATTTTCATTGATGGATGAATATACACATCAAATACAAGGATTTGTAGTTCATGGACTCCAATATCAACCCATGGTGGATTATTTAATTGCAGGAACGGGTGCACCTCTTTCATGGATGCTTCCTGTTACACAAACGCGTAGAAAAATGTATTATTTACCCGACGAATCTGCCGATGATTTTGAAGAAGTAGGTGATACGGTTTTACAACCACATGATATACGTGATTTGTATGATTTATCGGAACAATACCGTGAAAACACCCTACAAGGTGACTCCAATCCGTACAAAAAATGGATGGAAGAAGTATATCCAGCATTTTCTCCCCTAATTGATACTCCATTGACAACTAATGATGGTCTAGTGTCACGTTCATCTGTACTATTTTCACCCCAAATACTGAACGAATCGTGGGAATCTATTGTAGATAATTCGGTAGGTGGTTTCTCTTTTGGCGCCACCGCAGTAACCGCATCGGCAAAACATACTACCCTGAAACCAGTGCATAATTATTTTCAAAGATTCACTACTGGTATTCCTTTTTTGGAACGTTCAGAAGACAATCGTCGTAAATTCGTTCATCAATTACTAACACCCAACGATTCTGCGCATATTCAGTCATGGATTTTGTTACCGGCATCTGTGGCCAAATTTTCAGCAGTACAATTACCCACCTTGGATATGTTACAACGTTCTGAAATGAGTCAAAAATATTGGCTCAAATATCGCACATTTCCGAGTAATGGTAAATTTCAACCAGATACATTGCTACTGGATAAATTAGGAAAAAAAAATACATCCAAAGAATCAAAAAACACGATACAACATTTTTTAACAGGTATTCAACATGTTCTGTTGGATCCCGTCTTGGTACGTAATCAACATGAATTACCAGAAGAACTCTACCGTAAATATTTACAAACCATGATTCCATCCACCTTTGATTTGGTAGAACGGGTTCAATCGTGGTTGAAACCTACCCAAGGATTGAACATTGGAGAACAAATGCAAGTATTGGAGCCTTTCTTGGTACGATTATCTTCTTTGTCTTATCCTCATTACAATCGTATGCGATATTTTATAAAGGAACGTACTACTGCCTATAAAAAACAATTTTATGAACATCGTGACCAATATCGTAAAATCAATGACACTTATACACATATGAATCAAATTCTTGGAAAAGGTATGTTAGGTCCATCTGAATACAATTTGGGACGTAAATTATTAGAACAAACGACACTATATCAAATATTTCATGATGTGTATCGGATTCGTGGATTAATGTCCAGTAGTGATGGTGTGTCTTCGTTTCGTTCCTTGTCTTCTTCCGAATTAATTCAAGAAGTTTATTCCAAAGATACTGCATCCTTGTTGACCGCATTGTTACGCAATGCGACTATGAATCATGTTGTATCGGATTCTTTTCTGAAAGCTGCGGCTGAAACCGAATGGGATCAAGAAGAAAGTAAAACATATAACAAAGATTGTCGTCGTAATTTCTTGGTAAAACGTTATACTTCATTGGCAGATTTGCAAAAAGACAATTACAATGATGATGTATTTTATGATAAAATGATGGATGATACTCCTTATGAATTGTTGGACGAATATAAAAAGGAAATGCCAGAAAAAACGGATGACATTGAATCCGAAGAAATGCGCGAATTTTTGGATCTTTTGTCCACCAATCTTATCAAACGACACGCGTGTCCCAAAGAATCCGCCGCGGAATTAGCGATTACTTTGGTTGCAAAGAAAAAACGTGTCAAAAATGGAGAATATGCCATGTTAGAACTTCCCACAAAGTCGTCACTTTCTAAATCACCCGAACCCACCATAGGAACCGAACCATTGATAACCCATCGTGAATTTTTCAAACGTGTGCAAAATAAATGGGTACAAGACAATACTCTTTCGGACGAATCCTTTGCCGATTTGTCCTTTTTAATACGATCCGCATTTCCGAATAAACGTGGCGCCGTCAATCGTATGTTATGTGATACACAACCGTCGTGTATGAAAAATCCGAAAACGGCCACATGTGACCCACTAGAATCATCCGAAAAACGTATTCAAATCATGCGTCAAGAATATGCAGTCAAAGAAATGGAAAAACGATTGGAAATATCTCAAGAAGATTTATCAAAACTTTTAGAGAAATTGATATTGGATTCTTCACGTATATTGGCAGCAAAAGAACGTTTACGCACCGTTTGGTTACAACATTATAGTCTTATGGCCTATGCCATGGGTCAAATCAGTGATAAAGATGCTCCTCCAATCATTGTTTCACCGTATGCTCAATTACGTGATGATATCATTGGTCAAGACGATTTTACCAAAAAACAGTATGATTTGGTACGTTTTTTTCAAAAAGGATTTCTTCGTCGTGCGATGATAGATGAACTAGGTGAAGATGATCATTGGTTCTATTGTACACAAACCAATACCAAATTACTTCCTGTCTTTATGTATGATTTGGCAAAGGAATTCATTGCTCATGGGGAAATTGGATATCGTGAACGTTTGGAAACATACAAACAGTTTCAAATGATGAGTGATGACGGTGACGCAATTGTGGACAAACATAGTGGTTATATTTTATCCAAATTAGAATGGGTGAATGAAGAATTATATGATGACCAAGGATTTAAAATTCAGACAGGAAGTGTTCTGGAAATTGACCCCGAAGAAGAATCGGGTGGCATGGAAAAAAAATCGGAAACTTTGGGTATGGATTGGGTACATATAGTCAATGATGTTGACCAAGAAGATTCCGAAACGGTAGTGATGGTGAAAAACATATTTGCTACTTTTTGTCAATTATTGCATTTGGATGCCAAAGAATACGAAAAAGGAGGATTTCGTGCCTTTGTACAAAGAGTTTCCATGGAATGGATTGACCAGAGTGTCATGACAAAAGAGAATTTTATCCGAGAAATGTCCAAAAAAAGTAGTTCTAGTAATGTTACGAATATGAATACCCAATACCAGAAATATTATCATCAATATGTGGTAATTATTACTACGGCCATTTTTCTGATGGGTATACAAACCACTACACCAGCAATACGTACCAAGAAAACCGTTCCTGGATGTGTGAAATCATTCACAGGTTATCCGTTGACCGAATCTATGGAAGACCAAAGTGGTATCCAATACATGACATGTATGTTGAATTTGATCAAAAGTTCCATTGTACCTTGGAATTCTATTCAATCCATTAAAAAAGAAATCATTCAAGAAAAATTACGTGATACAATACAAAACATATTGAATTCACGGAAAGATTTGTACGAATTGTATTTGAGACAACGACAATATCGGGAAGAACATCCGGAAGAATTTGAAATACCGGAAGAACATCAATTACAAATGTGGAGAACATTGTTACCACCTTCAGTACCCATAGAGATTGTCTCCACCTTGTCACGTGAATTACCTCCCATAGATGACAAAGATACGATTGTTTCTGAATCACATATCATACGGTACGGATACGGGATTATGGAAACTATTCACGGTGTTGTACAAAAACAAGATGTATTGTTAAAAACCTCGTTGGGAATTCCTTTTGTACAAAATGCGTGTTGTGATGAACATGCCACCAGTATACATGAATCTACTTTGCAATATTTTGTTCGGGAAGCACCTGTTTTGCAAACATTTATGAATCATGTGAATGTATTGCAATCTCATATGGAATTGTTTCGTCGTAAAACAACGGCAATTACTATGGTATATTCGGATGATACGCGACTGAAACGACCCGAAATAACCTCGGGAAATCAGGAAGAAATCATATATTCGGCTTTTATTTATTTTTGCAATTTTGACAGGTTAGAACAGGATATTCCACCATTTTTACAAGGTATATGTGCAGCCAAACCTGCTACCGAAACATATCGTAACAAGGGTTCTATCAAAGAAAAAATACAAGATTTGAAAGAAGCTGGACGTACGTTTCGTTGGGAAGATTTTGAACAACTATTACGACTAGTCAATGCGAAAAATCGTATACAATCCGATTTAACCTTTGTACAACCTTCTGCTGTAAAAGTACTGACCGAATTTATGGCGGAATCTTTGGAAAAAGAAAACGTTGCGGAAGACCCGTTTTTAGATCCTATACGAAAACCTTTGTTGGATGTATTGGTTAAATATGATCCCCAAATTATGCTATTAGATGACAGTACTGGTGGTGAAGGAGAAGGTATGTACAAGGCATTGGATGATCTCATGAATGTATTGGGTCCTTTGAATCAAACTCGTAGAGACCGTATTTTACGATTTTTACCCAAAGGTGCGGAACGTACCCGTGCCGAACGAACTCTTGATTCTTGGACATCCTGGTCACCAAGTGTAGGTGACGAAGAATTGTACGAAATGTCTCAATTTGTGAAAAATTCTGTGGTTTTTATGGTGAAAATTCTTCCACCTATGATGTTTAATAATCAGTTTGTCAAAGAATGGAACGTACCCAAACATTGGGGTCTTACAGATACTCATCAAGGGGTCATTGTTAAATTTCTTCAACAAACTCATTCTTGGTTTGCCAAATTTTCAAAATCAGGTCCTTCGGAAACTCGTTTTTTCACTTTATTACGGGAATGGCAAGCCGGATTGTTACCATTGGTTCAATTTACCCAGCTACTTCCCATACAATTGCCGATTCATAAACACGACAAATCTTATTTCCGTTTGTTTCCGAAAGAAATCATTCATCAATGGATGAAATATGTGAGCCTTTCTGTGTTGGACAATTTGGTATTGTTATGTCAAAAAATGCCAAATATTATGGGTACCAAGATTGTGAAAGATACTTCGGCCAAATGGATGATGGCATTGTTGGATATGTTTGGGGAAGACAAAGAAATTGTTGACATGTCTTATGAAAAAATCATGAAAAAAGTAAACAAATCACGGGATGAAGAAAAAACCCGGGTAATGAATGAATTTCGTAATGTTAATAATACGGATCGGCGATATATGTATATGGAAAAAATGTTCAAACTGAATCGGTGGAACATAGAAAGTAAAGATGTTTTTAAATACAACGGTAAACAATTTGACAAAGAATTGGCGGAATTTACCGATGATGCCTTGGACGATGAATTTCCAGATGAACCCATGGAAGAAGGGTTTGAAGAAGATGCGTATGAAGGGTATGAAGAAGGATACGATATGGACAACGACGACGAAGAATATAATACGTTCAGTTATGATGGCGACGATACCTAAATAAAGGAACCTACGTCTAGTTTCGCCATAGGCGAAACTAACCCAGTAAAACCTCCCTTATGTAACGAGGACACCACCACTACGTGGCGGCGCCCTCATAATGTTTCCTTAAAATTGGTTGTATAAGATCCTATACAACTAATTTATTATGACTCCTTCAAATAACCTTAGGAGGGCGCTGCTCGTAGAGCAGTGTCCTCGTTACATAAGGGAGGTTTTACTGGGTTAGTTTCGCCTATGGCGAAACTAGACGTAGGTTCCGATACCTATATAAATATATATTTGTATATTATAACAGTATAAATGAGTGTATATCAGTGTGAAATTTGTAATTTTATTTCTATGAACAAAAGTGATTATAACAAACACATAACCACAATGAAACATTTGACACGTATCCAAGAAATGTATGATGAGGTTATGAGTTTGCAAGGTTATCCAGACGTATCTTTATCGTTTAACGCATCATCTTTGTTACCTAAATCTTTACGTAATCAATACAACATGTTGGAAGGCACTTCCAAAGAACACAAATTATTTTTATGTAAACGATGTAACAAAGCGTATAAATCAAAAAATGGTTTAATGCATCATAGTAAAAAATGTGTTTGTGGAGCTATTATGGATATTTCTAATGAAATTATACCGGTTGATATTTCATTTTTAGAACAACATATATATAACCACGCATATTCAGAGGAATATGAACCAGAAGTGGTGATTGAGAGTGAAAAACGAGGTATTGTTGGACGTATTCCACAGTATGCGGAAGAATATTCGCTTACAGAGGATTTTGGTCAGGGGGCGTTTACGCCTCCGCACAGTGACCGTAGGTCACCGGATAAGTTTGGTCAGATGGATGTGGTATCCGTAACAGAGTGGAGGATAACCACGCATATTCAGAAGGACGACGTAGGAGTCCAGATGAATATGGACAAAGTCCTTCAACAACCAAGTCCGGAGCAAACTTCGCTTGCAGAGGACTTTGAAGGACTATGTAGGAGTCCAGAGGAATATGAACATTTTCATATGGGAATCATTTTGGATTTACTTCCCGAAGCACAAACCGAAATGGCGGAACATATTTTGTTCGCAGTAAGTATTGGAATACTTTCTGCTACTCTTTTTTTGGGTATACAATGTTTTTATTATTTATAAAAATTAACAGCATATTTAATAAGTATAAAAATATATCAATATGTATATATTGATATATCATGTCAAGAGTCAAATTTAATTATGACAAAACCATAGGAATAGGACCCATTTCCCAAAACAAGTGTAATAATTGTGAATGTAATAATAGTGCATTGTATATCAAAACTACAATTGATATATTTAGTGAAAGACCATTGGATATTTTGGTGAAGAAAGGTATTCTAAAAAAAATTTTAAATGTACCATACCGAATTAGTAATTTGGGATTGGATAAAACCGAACTTTTTAATGTATATGTTTTTTATCGTCCTCTTCGCGATGACCGACAATATAATACCGATGATCCAAAACATCCGGTATTGGTTGATGAAAATGATGACCCAACAGTAATCAATGAAAATGATTGTTTAAAACTTGCAGAAAATCTAGCATATTTAACGCAAAATCCTCAAATTGGTAAACCCGAATTTGAAACACTACTACAGGCGGATTCAAATCCACCTTTCTTACAATCAAAAGAAGGTTTTATTACCTTGGGTGAATCAAACGAAAAAATCATACAAGATAATAATCGTATTATCAGGAGATCAACACAAAAAAATGATGATGCGGTTCCTCTACCAGGTGAAATATATGGTATTTTACGTAAAAAAAAAACAATAGGCGGTTCAGATTATCACGTTGCTTTTGTTATATTTTCAGATGGTAAAAACAACATTACATTAGAAGCTTCTGCAGATGAAGGAAATAGTTATTGTCCGCAGTTTAAAATGTGGGATTTAGCCGGAGAAAACACGTTTCATAATCATAATAATGGAAATCTGTATTTGAAACATAACCCTGATAATGATGAATATCGTAGATTTTATACAAATGGGGAAACCGTCGTACTACAATTACGTAACATATCACAAATAAAACAAGAATTAATAGAAGAAGAAGAAGAATTAAAAACATCAAAAAAACGTAAAACATCGGCGTCACAAGACCCACATGGAACACAACGTAAAACACCAAGGAAAGGTGGACGTGGTCTGTCAATTACGAAATCAAAAAAAAAGAAAAATTCAAGTTTGCGTAAAAAAAAGACATGAATATTTTTTACATGGTCAGATGGCTGAAAGCCTTCAACAACTAACTCAGCAGGTGACCGTAGGTCACCGAATGAGTTTGGGTATATCTGATTGTATTGGTATTTTTGTTGGAATTATTAATGATTCCTTTATGGTTATATGTTCACCCGTTATTACATTGATTTGTATGACTGCAGGAATTGTTGTAATACCATATTTGGTTTGAACGGATTTCAGTTTGTTTTCATTACCAGATTGCATTGCATACCAGGGCATTTCTTTAAAATAATTTGAAATATTATTATCGGCAGTCGGGCTATTTACAGGAATCCAGATAATTTCTAGTGTTTTTGCATCAGTTTCGTACAAGTCTGCATTTGTTGATTTTTCGGTATTATCTGCTATTTTTAATTTATTATAACTATCTTTCAATAATGGAGTGGTTCTTTTACAAGGTGGACACCAAAATGCACTAAAATATAACCATATATATTTTGTATGTTTGCAAATTTCATTTATTTTAAGAGTGTCAGTGTTTAATGTTGTTCCAAAATTTAAACTACCTATTACATTATCAAGTTCTTTTAATAATTCGGGTCCATTTGTTTTATTTTCAGGTTGTTTTTGACCCGGTTGTTTTTCAGGTTGTTTTTGACCCGGTTGTTTTTCAGGTTGACCTGGTTGTTCAGGTTTCTGATCGGGTTGTCCATTTCCATTTTTGATTTTTTGATTGATTAGATTGATGTCTTCTTGGGTTAAATTAATTTTGGAAAAATCAACATCATTATTCAGTAATGATTTGTTTTTTATCGCAAATTTTTGATTAGTAATATTGGAATCTACTTTAAATCCTGCAAAATAATCCATAATTATATAATACATTATATTTTAATTTTATCCTCTTCCGATTTTTTGTTGTAAAATCCCTTTTCGTATTTTCTGAATCATTTTTTTGGCGGTTTCATCATTTGGAATATTTGTACATGAATCACATGTTACATCTATCATAACTACATTTTCGTAACCACAATTTTTTGCCATATTTAAAAGGTCCAATGTATGTGAACCTGTCGCAGTAAATCCTCGTACTTTTTCTAATATTCCTTTGTTACTGACAATATTTGCCAATCCTGCTCCATCTGCATTTATTATGTATATATTTGTATCAAAACTGAGTGAATTATCACTAGGATATGAACTAAATGATTTGTTTAATATTTTAAATTTCTCTTCTTCAGCTGCTGCTTTATTTTCTGCGGGTTTATCAGCTGGGTTTTCTTCGGGTTTATCAGCTGGTTTTTCTGCTGGTTTTTCTTCTGCTGCTGGTTTTTCTTCTGCTGGTTTTTCTTCTGCTGCTGGTTTTTCTTCTGCTGGTTTTTCTTCTGCTGGTTTTTCTTCTGCTGGTTTTTCTTCTGCTGGTTTTTCTTCTGCTGTTGCTTTCTCTTCTGGTTTTGTTTTTGAGTCTGCTTCTGCTTTTGCTTTTTCTTCAGGTGTTTTATTTGGTGTATAATTCATACTATTATCAAAAGTAAATCCTTGCCATTTTGTTTTATATGTTTCTGTAGGCGTTTTTTCTGCTCGTTCTGTTTCTCCCCTTGGAATTGTTATTACGCCCTCTGCATTAGGTTTTATATTTTTCGTAAAATCTTTGTCGGTTACAGATGCATTAAATATTGTTTTCATATATTCAGCAAGTTCAACACCTTTATAATCTTTGTATTTGTTAAATTTATCCTTGTTTTTAATATTATTTAAAAATGCTTTGTGTGTATCACTATCCATATAATTAGAAGTAATAATCCATGCAACTTTGCCAAAAGGAGTTAGAGTGGCCTTTGTAAATGTTTTAACCGGAATTTGGTCTTGTATATATCTTGGTACATAATCATTATCGGGTGATTTATCAAAATAATATCCACCGTGTAAAAGTAAACCCAAGTATAATGTTGAACCAGCCACTGTCGGTTTATTTTTCCATTCATTTTCAACAAATACAACTTCCGGAATAAATTGTGACGAATCTCTTTTAGGTGGTGGTATAAATTCATCATATTTGGGTTGAATTTTATTCAATTCATCAATATCACTATTAATACTCACAATATCCGAATAAGTTAATTTTAATTGTGTAACCCCCGGGTCAGGATATACCATAAAATCATATCCTTTGGGATTATTCGCCTGTATTTTATGAATAACTACACGATTTGTATTTGTATTATTTGCATCTTGAGTAAATTCCACATAATATTCTCCCATAGATTTACC